GCCTTAACCTCCGCAATAGACTTGCGTCCAATTGCATCTGATGCACCGATCTGCGTATTTAGATCTGGAAATAGTAAGGAGATCACATGGATAGAATCCCCTGTTATCTTCTCAAGCACCTGATCATCCACCTCAAGCGTAGCCTCCTCTAAGATTGCTGTACCCAGAGAATTCACATAGGTCCAGGGCGAAATACCCTTATCATAGATATAGATACCTGATCCAAAGTAGGTCCGAATGAGATCTGTATACCAGTCTCCCATCTTAATCTGAATAAAAAGCCCCTGCACCAAATCACCGCATACAAGATCACCGATCTCAAAGATAAAGGTCTGACCAAGTTCTGCAGGCCCCTTGAAGGTAAATTCACGAAAAATAGATGCCATAGGTACAGTCCGTACAGTGTCATCACGTGCAAATCGTGTGACCGTTGCATTTAATGGAAAAAGATTATTGTCTTGATCATCACGAGATGCTAAATCTAAGAGTGTTGTTGCACCCCCGCGAGGCTGTTTTGTTCCATATGCATCCTTGGCACTCAGGTCCATCTACTTAGCGCCCGTGCTTCCGAAACCATTGGTACCACGCACCGTATCAGGAAGAGACTCTACATAGGTGACCTGGCTGATATAGCCCAGGCCTGGTGCAATAATCTGAAAGAGACGCGTACCAGCCTCAATGCTTGAAAGTGCGGACCCTACTGAGATGAGAGGTGCCTTGAGCTCACCCCTATATGATGAGTCAATGATGCCGCGACCGTTCGCCATCATGAAGCCCGTCTTATAGATAGATGAACGAGGCTCAAGAGTAAAGTGACAGTCCTCAACCTGCTGGATACCCTCACTCAAGGTCGTATACCGAATCATTCTCGCCTTAACACCCAGAGGAACAAGTGCTGCAACTGTAAGAGGAGTCTGATTTACAACCACCTTCAGATCGTACCCAGCATTATCCGGTGTCAAATTCACAACGGTGCCTACAGCAGGATAGAAGGGTGCACCCTGCTCCGTAACAACGAGCTCAAGATGATACTCAAGATTAGCCATACTTGACTACGTGTGACTGAAACACTCAAATTTTGAGGTTAAAAATTGAGTATGTCATGCTCCATGTAGAAGTTACAACTGAAATGCGTGACCGTCTTGATATGCTTCAGCCCCAGTGCTGCCGCTCTCGCCACCAGGCCGTCTACCCAGAGGTCCATCTCATGGATAACTCAATTGCACTTGTAATTCTTTCATGGATTACAGTTATCTCTAGTGTTATAAGCTATCATCCCCCAATGATTCTTTCCGTCATTATGAGTCTATACTTTGCAAATGAGATCATTACATCTTATGTTCTCGTTCAGGAGAAGTTTTATAAGGGTGATGACTCAGATAGTGAGTCAGATGAGGAGAGTGGTTCAGATCTTCCTCCTCTCATTCCTATCTCCGAACTTTATAACACTAGTCTGAGATCACGCTTCAATCGTGATAGGGATGTCCTTGAACAACTTCGTTGCGTAGAGGCTGAGGTAGCGGCACGAAATGCTGAGAAAGAGCAAGACGCTACTGCGGCTGCAGCGGCATATCAGGAGGCTGCACTCAAGGCTGAGGGAGAGGCCGCTGAGATGCTAAATAATCTTGGAAATGCTCTAATGGCTGAGCGTATGGCCAAGCATAAGACTTAATTAGCGAACGCCAGTGTTCCTCTATTCTCCTTCACGTCATAGACACCCCATCCAACGGTTATTACACGCATGGTCACTCTTTTTTGCTGCGTTGTTGTTGATGGTAGTGTATCATTTAGACTCATCCAGAGTGTTGGACGATCCGCACTTGAGAAATTTAGAGTTCCTGAGGGCTTTCTCTTCTCAGGTGCTCTGTAACCATAGGATGGTCCCACTGTAAAGGATATCCACGAGACTGGAATGCCTGGACATTTTTCACATTTGTACAGGGGCGAAAGTCCCTGCCAGATACTGGAATCCCATTCCTTTTCTCGCTCCTTTCCTGCAACTAGAAGTTTGAGACGGTTATAATAGGTCCCATCACCCATTGGATTCACAAGATTCCAGAGTTGATTTCTATCAGCATAATACTGACTCTGAAACATAATTAAAAGACCCTCTGCAGGATGCCGGCCATCAATGCGCTTTGTGATATAGGATGCTTGACCATTTCCAACAGCAATATAGTCAGAGGAATCTAAACTTAACACATTCTCAAAGGGCCGTATGAAGGGTATCTTATTAGCCGTCACACGTAAGATAGACTGTACACTAGGACGAACATATCGCTGTGTCGTCTCAAGAGTGATAAGTGGCTTTACAATAGCCTCACGCGACAAGGGTTTTATTGCGGTTACTACACCATTCGCCGCCCTAGATGTCAGATCGGTTCTAGTCCAAGGAGTGGGCTTTACTGCACCGCTAGAACTTTCCACAAGGTCCTCTAGACGACGGAGGCTACAGCGAATTCTGTATTTTTGATCTGGAACTGAGACAAAGGGTAGACCTGAGTCATCTGGATGACTGCATCCAATGAGAGGAAGTCTCAAGTAAAGACGTCCTGGTGTTGCATTTCTCTGAATCTCCAAGGCTGATCCGCCGTGACCTCCCATTTCTTTCATAGCCAGAGCCTCGGATCCCAGGGTACCTTGTAGGTGAGCCCACGCATACAAGAAATCACCCGAAAACTCCTGTAACAAGAGTTGATCCTGATAGATTTGGATCTTCTCAAAGAGAAAGGCGCCAACACCCTGTGTGTATCCATATCTGGTACCCGATGCATCTGATATTACGGTTGTTGTATTAAGAGGTGTTACAGAAATAGGAAGCCAGGTAGGAAGATCTATGACGAGTGCGGCAGCCACGAGGGTATCGCCGAAACAATCCATCTCCCACTCCACTGTGCGACCAAAGTCTACCATATTGAGAGGCTGAGTCTGACGTGTCTCATCTATGGTCGCTGGCCATGTCTTCATATCATAAGAAAAGGGTACTACCGCATCACCCTTTTCATTCATGAAGTATTTATCCTTTTGACCTCGTGCGACTAATTCTAAAAGTGAACCTTCTGAGGATGCACTTGGCCTATCCATCTATTTATCGTGGATAGTCTAAAAAATGAATCATTATCGCACTTATTATACGGTACATCTATGCGTCTGATTATTGTTGAATCGCCTGCGAAATGCTCTAAGATTCAAGGATTCTTAGGGCTCGGAAACAAGGTTATTGCATCTATGGGGCATATTCGCGCCCTAGCACATGATCTTGATGCCGTCGGTATTAACAAGGGGTTTGAGCCGACCTATGAATTCATGAAGGAGAAGGCATCCGCCATTGCATCTCTGAAGGCCGCTGCGAAGGATGCAGAATCAATTATCCTATGTTCTGATGATGATCGCGAGGGAGAGGCTATCGCGTATAGTATTGCTGTCCTATTGAAACTCAATCCTAAGACAAATCCCCGTGCGGCATTCCGTGAGATCACTAAGAATGCCGTTCTGGATGCCGTAAATAAGCCACGCACCATTGACATGAACCGTGTCAATTCTCAACAGGCCCGTGCCATGCTTGATATGATGATCGGTTTCACTGTTTCTCCCCTCCTCTGGAAGCATCTTGGAGGATCCACGGGCCTCTCAGCAGGTCGCTGCCAGACTCCCGCAGTACGCCTAGTATGTGATAGAGAGACTAATATTGAAACCTTCAAATCTGAGTTATCATGGGCCATAACAGGGTCTTGGTCAGCTCTTGGAGGGAAGGCAGCATGGCCGGCTACTATGAATGATGCGCTCGGTGATGAGGAATCGGCGCTTAATTACCTAGAAAATCATCAATCAGAACCAACTGGTGTTATCAAGAAGGCTGTCACTAAGCCATGGTTAGCGAGTGCACCGCAGGCTCTCATGACGAGTACTTTGCAGCAGCAGGCCAGCAATTTGTATCATTGTGCACCGAAGCGAACCATGCAAATCGCTCAGAAACTCTATGAGGCTGGGCATATTACATATATAAGAACTGATACCGTCACTATGAGTGAAGAAGCAGTTGATCACGCAAAACGTGTCATCTGTGCGAAGTGGGGAGTACAATATCTACATTCATCGGGTGCAGATAAGAAGAAGAAAAAGAAGGAGGAAAGCATTGCTCAAGAGGCACATGAGGCTATCCGGCCGACACACTTTGAGCTATCGAAGTTGTCTGATTCGGAGGATTGGGGTGAACAGGATCATAAGATTTATCACTTAATTTGGCTGAGAGCCATTCAATCAATCATGGCTCCGGCAACGGGAGAGACCAAAGAGATTGAGTTCGAGGCTACAGGGGATGATGGAGACTTCCTATGGACCACCAAATGGAAGAGAACCATCTTTCCGGGCTGGAAGGCGGCTGATGAGAAGGATTCCTTGGTTCTTGCGGCTGAGAATCCTGATGACAAGGAGGATGAGGAATCGGCTGAAGCAATTTGGAAGATTATTCAGGGTTTTAAGGAAGGTCAGGGTCTGAAATGGAATAGTTTAATGGCGAAGCCTCAGGAGACCAAGGCTCAGGGTCGCTTTACGGAAGCGAGTCTAGTCCGGGAATTGGAAAAGAAGGGGATTGGTCGTCCTTCCACCTTTGCGTCCTTGATTGCAACAATTGTTGAGAAGTCGTACGTGGAAGTTGCAGATATTCCGGCTTCAACTCTTCAATTGAAAAGTCATACCTTGTCTAAACTTAATCAATGGCCTCCGACTTCTGAAACCTTTGTTCTGAAACGGGGAGGCGAGAAGGCGCGGATGGTTCCCACCCCTTTAGGGAAATCCATGATAACCTTTACAACCGATCACTTCCCAGATCTCTTCGCCTTTGAATTTACGGCTGGTCTGGAATCTCGGCTGGACAAAATTGCTGAAGGAAATGAACCCTGGAAGAAGGTTTTAGAGGACACTTGGTCTTCTTATAAAGACCGAGTCACCGCTTTGAAGGCTTCGGGGGGTGTTACTTCTGGAGTTGGTGCCGGAGGTGCCGGAAGCACAAATCCTCACCGAAGAGAGTTTGGAGATGGCTTGATCGCAGTTATAACAGGGAAAGGACCACTCTTGCTCAAGGAAGGAGCAACAAAGGAAGAGACTGTATTCTTTGGCTGGCCTGCATCAAAGCCGTCCTTCCAGGCCTTGACTGCGGATGAGGCGCGAGCATTTATCGTGCAGATTACTCAACAGAAGCAAGGTGATTCTATGGGTGAATTCAATGGACATGTGATTATTAAGAGAAAGGGGCCCTATGGTCTCTATGCGGAGTGTAATGGGACGCGTGTGAATGTAACAGCAGATGACACTCTAGAAACGGTCACTGTCAAGTTGAGAGCGAAGGCTGAAAACCCGTCTCGGTCAGTAGGACCCTTTCAGATTCGAACAGGACAATATGGTCCTTACTTGATGAAGGCTGCTACAGGAGCAGGTAAGAAGCCTCAGTGTGTAAGCATTCCTGCTGGTACTGATTTGGATAGTCTGACGGCGCAACAAGCGGGTGAGATCTTTGAAGCAGGTCTTAAGGC